TGATCATCGCCTCGATCGTGAACGGCTCAGCCTTGCGGCCGAGATCTTCGACATAGGCTTCGTCGCGCTGCGGATAGCGGTGGATTTCGGCGCGGCGGCCGGTCTCGTCCTCGGCTTCGAGCGCAACCAGGAACGGCACGCCGCGGAAGCTGCCTTGCCGCATTTCGCTGAGGGCACTCACGGCATCACCATGGTCGGCCCAAGGTCGACGCCGATATCGGGACCGGCGCCATTACTCGCCAGGCGGTCGATACGGGTGCCCGGCGGCGCGTTGTCGAAGCGGACGACGAGTTCGCCCGCGAAGGGCTGCCCGCCCGGCCCCACGGCGCGCGCGGCGCCGGGCGATCCCGCGGGCGGCGCGGCAAGCGCGGGCGTCGTTGCTGCCACCGGCGGCGCGACGCCGAGCGTTGATGCTTGAGTGGCGCCACCGCCAAAGGGCCGCGTGATCCACTCGGGCAGAAGGTCCGTTACGCTGGCGATCTTATTGCCGATCCAGTCGAGCAGCTCGCGGAACGGCGTCCATCGCTGATACAGAACATAGCCGATCCCCGCGAGTGCAGTGGCGCCGGCGACGACAAGGCCGATCGGGTTAGCGGCGAGGACCAAGTTGAACGCGGCCATCACGCTATATCCCGCACGAATCGCCGTGACGAAGTTGCCGATCGCCGCGACCACTGGAGCGAAGGCGAGCGCGCCGAGCCTGAGCGCCACGCCGCCGAGGCTCGTGCCGAACAACGTTGCCGCAAGCGCGACATTCGCAAGCGCACCGATGAGAGGGCCGCCGAGATAGAGGCCGATCGCCACGGCGGCGCTTTCCGTATAGCCGAACGTGTCGCCGACCCAGCGCACTACGTTGATCACGCCCTGGAAGCCGGCCGCGATGTTCTGTGCGCCTTCGACCAGGTCAGGGATGGCCTCGACGACTCGGCCGACGAACTCCTGAACGCGCGTCGCGATCAGCTCGCGGTTGGCGGCTGCCCATTCCGTCATCCTGACGACGAGCGGCTCGACGACAGGGATGAGCACCGAGCCGATGGAAAAGCCAACCGTCCGCACGACTGCGCCCAAAGCACCAAGACGGTCGCCGAAATCCTTTGCCTGGTTCAGCAAGTCGTCGGTGATTACGAGCCCAAGACGTTCCGCCTCCGCGCGTAGCCTCGCGATCTCGCGCGCGCCCTGGTTCATGAACGGGACCATGCGCACGCCGCTGTCGCCCAGCAGGGCCATCGCGACTTTCACCTTTTCCGCATCGCGGCTCGACCGGTTGAAGGCATCGGCGAGCTCACCGAAAAGGACGTCCGTTCCCTTGATCCGGCCGCTCGCGTCCTGGACGGACACGCCCGCCGCGCGAAACCACTGCGCGGCCTCCTGGGAACCGGCCGCGGCTTCGGTCGCCTTGGCAGCGAGAAACCGCATCGACTCGGCGAACTGGTCGCCCGTGACGCCGGACTGTTCGGCCGCGAAGCGCAGCTCCTGGAAGGCCCGCGTCGTCATGCCGAGCCGCTCCGCGGCGAGCACGATGTTCTCACCGAAGGCGGCCGTCGTGTTCAGCAGTCCAACCATACCGCCGCCGCCGAGGCCGGCGAGCGCGGCGAGCTTAAACCCCAGCGCGCCCGCCTCCTGCCACGCGCCGCGGAGCGCGCCGCCGAGCGTGCCGGCACGGCGCGTCACGGTCGCAAGGCCGGCTTCCGTCGCCAGGCGGCCCAACGCAGCACCGACGGCGCGCGGGCCGGCGGTGAGGTTGTTGATTGCCTGGTTGATCCGCCGAACCGGCGCCGTGGCCTCGTCGACCGCGGAGACGATCAGGGAAAGCTTGAGCGTGGACGCCATGCCACCCTATGTGCGCTGCAGGAAGCGCTGCGCCTGCCGGTGCAAGAACAGCAGGCGCCCGACGGTCAACCCGCCGATTTCGCCGGGCCCGAACCGGAAGACCGCTGCGACGTCGCCGCAGAAGTCTCTCCATTGCTCGGGCCATCCGATAAAAAAGGCTCGATCTTTGCGTTGAGCCGCTGGAAATCGCGCGCGCTCATCGCCTTGATCGCGGACGGCGGCACGCTGGCGAGGGAAGCGATGATGTGGATGCTCTTGCCGACGTCGCCCTTCGCTTCGTCGGCCGCCATAAGATCGCCGGCGGTGACCTCCGTGCGGATCTCGAGCTCGTGGACGACGTTACCTTCGACGCCGATCGGCTTCGTCAGAGGAAACTTCATCACAGGGCACTCCCTTGCTCGGTGCACTGGCGCGCATGGATCAGCAGCTTGAACTGGCCCTGCTGGCTCTGCAGGTCGGTGACCTGAGCGGTCCAGGCGTTGGAGAGAATGAACACCGCGCCGCTATCGCACTCGAAGGTGCATGTCGCGTCGACGATGCCGTAAAGCTCTTTGAGGCTGACGTCGGCGCCATGCGAGATCTGGCACTCGACCTCGGGCACCAGCGCTTCCTCGGTGAAGCCGTACGGCTGGTTGCCGACGACGGGGTTGCGCTGGTTCCCCATCGGATTGCGGAGCGTCGCACCCGGCATGCTGTTGAGCAGCTTGCCGCCGTGCCGGATATAGACCTTCCCGGTGCGCTGATTGGACATTGGTCCTCCTTGAAGCCGGGCTTACAGACGGAACTGCAGCAGACCGGCGAAGACGCGGAACTGGTTGACGATGTCGGGCGGGATCACGGCATTGACCCGGTTCGGGTCATTCGGATCGCGCTCGACGCGCAGATCCGCCATGAACTGTTCGATGTTCTCGGCGAGGCCCGCGGCCTCCCATTCCCGGAACAGCGCGATCAGCTCATGTCGCAGATCCTTCGGCCGCGTGACGGTGAGCCCGCCGGGATGGTCGTCGCCTGCGAGCTTCATTCGCGGATACCGGAGCGCGATGCGCGTGCGCACCGAGAAGCGCAGGTAAGCGACCGTCCGCATCGTCTCGACGTCGAGATAGGACGTGTCCGGCGCGCCGAAGGCGTTGGTCTTGTACGTCGTGACCAGGCGCTCGATCCGGACGATTCCGCCGTCATCGACCGTATAGGTCGAAATGCCGTGGTGGAGCAGCATGTCGCGCTCCTCACGCGTGCGCTGCATCTCGCGCGCGGGCGGCAGCAATCCGGGCAGCGCCAGCGTCTGCCGCGGCCGGGCCGGGTCGGGCTCGAACGCGTCGACAGCGCCGAGCACGGCCGCCCAGATCCAGGGCGACTGCGGCACATTGCCCGCATCGATCGGCACCACGTGCTGGCTGTTTCGGCTGTCACCAAGCGCACTAAGCGTGGAGACGGAGCCGCGCGCCGCCGTGAACGCGAGGCCTTCCTTAGCAACCATCGCGCCGTCGCGGCGGGCCAGCTCGGCCTCGATCGAGGCGAGGGCCGCGGCCGACGTCCAGGGAAAGATGATCGTGTGATACTGCTCGTCGCCCATTGCCGCGATCGTCGCCGCCAGGGCGGGATCGGCCGCGCCGTTGGCCATCGGCGTGATGACCGGCACGAGGCCCGCCGGCGTGCGGTCGCCGGCGTAATAGTTGATCCGCACGTCGATGGCGTTTCCGAGTTCGCCCTTGTGGCGCGCGGTGAGGTTCACCTTGGTCTGGTCGACGCTGTCCACCGCGGCAGTCATCGGAAGGTCTGCATTGCCATTGATCGCCGCAGCAAGCGCCGTGGCGATCGTGGCGCCCGTATCTGCCGCAGCGACCGCGACCTGGACGAGCGCCCCGGCGATGTAGACGTTGAGCGTACCCGCGGCCGTGGCCGGGCCGCCAATGGCGATGGCACCGGTCGCGGCGACGCCGGCTTCGTTGTCGGACACGCCGATGGCATAGGTCTCGGTGAAGGTGTTCGCCTTGCGCAGCGCCTTGCACATTTCGGCGAGCATGGAGCCCTTGCCGAAGAACTGGACCGCCTCGTCGATCGAGACGATCGGCTTGACCGTATTGACGGCCGCCGTGCCCGTCGCGAGCATCTGGCCCAGGACAAGGATCTTGTGCCGCTGCAGCGGAAGGCCGCGGAGCGCGCGCGTGTTGTCGATCTCGACGTACTGGCCGGGCGTCCGGATGTCGATCGGGATCTGCGAAAAGATAAAGCCGTCCATTGTCTAACTCCTCAGGTGCCCTTGGCCTTGGACTTCGGCGGCGGCTCCGTCGAGATCGCGACGTCGCCGTCCAGGAAGCGGCGATGCCAGTGCGGGAGATCGTCGACGGTTTCGCCTTCGGGCTTGAGCCGCGTCTTTCCGTCGGGATGGAAGACCGGTATCGCGCGCGAAGGCTTCACGAAGATCTTGCTCATGTGCCTCCTCAGCTCTGGGGCAGTTGCACGGTGTCTTCCGCATCGCGCTTCTCGCGCGCGAGCGGCAGCTTGTCGTCAGGTTGCGTGGTGAAGACCGGGACGTCCCAATCGGCATGGAACGTGACGAGATCGCCGATCGGCTTTGCCGGCTCCGGCGCCGCGCTCTCTTCGATGAACTTGCAGGTGAACTCCTGCGACAAGATCGAGAGGCGCTGCGCCTGGAGCTGGCCGTTGAACAGCGTCACGAGGCGGCCGGGCCGGAAGGGCGCGGACAGATCCAGGCCGAGCCTCTGCTCGCCGATCAGCGCCCGGATGTCGCGGAGCATCTGATACGTGCCGACCTCGGTGCCGGCGCCCTGGCGCGTCGCCGCCTCGTTCCGGTAGCTCTTCGCCGCGACCATCACGGCGAAGGTCGGCTCGTACTCCCAGCGATTGGCGCCGACGTCCGCGGGTGCCGAATAGCCGGTGAAGGCGACGAGCGCACAAGGATAGCTCTTCACGACCTCGGCGATCGTCTTGTCATCGGTGAACTCGCCGCCATAGCTCGCGATCTTGCGCAGCGTCCAGCCGAGGAGATTTTGGCGGGCGGCATCGTCGATGTGTTTGACGATCGCCTGCTCGATCTGGCCGATCATCGCAGCGCCCCCGTCAGGTAGTCGCCGATGATCGCGTCGATCTCGGTCTCGTCGTCGCGCGAAAGGCCGAGATAGGGTCGGGCCGGGATCTCCGTCTTCCGACCGCGGCCGGCCTTACCGCCGAGCTGATGAATGGCGGCGTAGATCACATTCGTGCCGACTTCGACTTCGCGCGGCCCCGCCTTCCACGTGACGCTCGTGCGCAGGCGGCCGCTCAAGATGAGCGTCTGCCCATGCTCTTCGAGCGCGCGCAGGCTGGGCGGCCACGCCGTTCCGTCCGGCCCGCGGCCCTTCTCAAAGCGGTCGAGCGCCGACGTGACGGCCATGGAGCCGATCTCGTCCATTGCCGGCGTCAGATCGCCGAGGCGCAGGATGAGAGAGTTGAAGCGGTCTTTGACCGCATCGACGCCCCGCAAATTGACATTGAGCGTGACGCCGGTCATCAGAAGCCCGACAGCGAGTCGTTGCTGAAGACGCGTTCCGGCCCGGCATACTCGACCGCGTTGCTGGCCGGGCTCGTTTGCGCCGCCTCGACACCGGCGACCTGGAGGACGAGCGTGCCGTCGGCGATGTCCTTGAGGCGCCTGATGGCATCCTCGTAGTTCTTCCGCACCATCTCGGGCGGCTCGTGGATGTGCAGGCGATAACGCGCGATGTCGCAGGCGAGCGCGAGCAGGACCGCGGGCACGGGCGCCGCAACGGGCACGGCGTAGCGCCCGGCGAGATAGCCGTTGATCAGCTCATCGGCATCCGTCAGCGCCTTCCCGACGACGATCGCGTCGATCGCGCCGGCAGGCGGATCGGCGCGGTCGGAGAGCTGAATTATCTCCGCCGCGCCGAAACGGTCGACCAGGTCCTGTTGCGCCGCGTAGGGCATGGCGTGTTACTTGGGGTCCTTATCCTTGCCCTTCGGCTCGGAGATCTCGATCTCCTGGACGACGAGCATGGGGTCTTTCTTGAGCTGCTCGACCTGCTCCTTGCTGAATTTCGAGAGCGGGTATTCCTGCGGCTCCGACGTGTGCGCGATGCCGGCGCGCCGGAAGCCGTCTTTCTTTGCGACGATGCGAAGGCCCTTGGCCATCTAGCGATCTCCGGTTGGTTGCTGTCTGCCCCGCCGGCATTGGATCGGCGCCGCCGGCGGGGACTGTGTGTTCGGGGCT